TCTGCATCTCCAAATGTCATATTTCCTCCAATGACTGTATCACCAAATACATTCAAGTATCCAAACGAACCAGTTGAAGTTGATGAGCCGCTTACATTCCCAGCAAATGTGGCATTGCCTACAAGAAAATTATGCTCACTTCCATAATATTTTAATGGCTTATAAGCATTGTTTGCATCATTCATCGAGAGAATTCTTGCTTCATCAGCTTCTGATGTCAATGCTAAATTACCATCTGTTCCATTATGTATGTGAAGTCCAGCATATTTTGGAGCCGTTGTCCCGATGCCGACATTACCATCTGAATCAATAACCATTCGTTCTTGCCCAGTGCCACTCTTTGTTGTAGTAAAGTGAAGTTTAGCACCACCATCTTCTTCAAATTCTGTATATATTGAAGCATCTGCTGCTGAACTATTACTATTGATTTGCATAAACAACCCAACATGCCTTCCAGCAGTTGTTGAAGCTGCATCACTATTTTGTAATACTAAATGATAATCTCCTTTATCGTTTAAATCTATAGAGGTATCTGTACTCGCCTTATTAATATGTAAACCTAAAGTCTCTGGACTTCCTGTCCCGATACCCATACTTCCCTCGGCCATGAACATTGATCCTGTCAGGTGTATTGATCCTGATAGTGATAAACCTCCGGAGACCGGAGCATTTGTATTAGTTGCTAATATTGATTGTACTGATTCAGAACCATCATCTTTTGAAAAATATAACTTACCATCGGTGGTATTGATTGCCAATTCGCCTAGAGCGAGATCTGATGTTGTTGGTACGTTGCCGGCTACGGCAGAACGTTTAAGCTTTACTACTTGTGCCATTATATAACGGCTCCTTTATGTGGTGGGTATGTACCCAAATTATAGACTTATAAGAGCTTATATAGCTTCTTTAATTCTCCAAAGAATTGTTTGTAAGCATTCGCAGCCTTTCCAAACTGTCTATTCTGATTCTTGTCACCGACCCTCGAAGCATCATTGACAAGTCTTGAAAATTTTCTTCCCATGATTGCAAACTCATCCATCATATCCTTTGCATCCCTCGAAATATTTCTTTCCATTAGAATGAGCCTCCATCAATTACATTGCTAACTACAAGATTATTATTTGATTCATTATATCCAATCAAACCACTTGTAACATCTGAGCCTACAGCAGAAGCTAAATATCCTAGTTGAGTATTGCTTGTATTTCTAAATGCAACAAGACTTCCTGCACTGCTACCTGTCGCCTCAACACTAGCACCAGCACTTATGAATGCTGATCCAGTTACCTCGAGTCCTGCGTAGGCATGTACTTTTGCTTGAAAATCTGCTAAGCCTTGTACATTGAGTGTGCCGTCTATATCTGCATTAGCACTTAACCATAAATTTGCATATCTCGTTTCTGTTGCACCTAAGTCATCTCCACCATTTGATGCCGGCTGGAGTGTTCCCTTTGTTACTATGAGAGTAGAGCCACCAATATCTATATAGGTATTTGTGTCTATACCTTCTAATTTATCAATCGATGTTAAGTCAACATCATTAAAATCTACGGTCGTATCGTTATCAGTGATATTATCTGATACCTCGATTCTTCCATTAGCATCAGTTATTAGTACCTTATTTGCTGTAAATGCAGTATTCGTTGATTGCTGAGGAACCCTGTAGTGTGTTGATCCACTTATTCCTGAGTACCAGTAATCATCAGCAGCATTCCATAACATGGATCCTGTGTGTGCAGATCCACTTGCATCAAGTACCTGTATACCACCATCTACTGCAGCGCCCAGTGCATTTAAATTAATTATATTATCACCGATGTCTACAACACTGGAACTCACATATGTCTGTGTTCCTTTTACTGTGAGATTACCATCGATAATTGCATAGCCACCAACAGTAAGTCCCTTAGCAATATTTACGCCACCATCAACCTGAAAGGCACCTGTACCGCTACCTGATGTCTCTGTATCATTTGCTACTTCTGTCGTACCATCAAATCTCACATAGCCATCAAATTCTACATCTGGATCAGATGTTGAACCCTCAGTCCTACTGAATAATACATCTTGATTAGTGTCTATAGCTATTACATCTGTGCCACCTTTTTGTAAACTTATTCCAGTTGCGCCATTAATTGTAATTGCACCGCCTGTAGTTGTAAAATTAGATGCCGCTCCTGCATCGAGTGATATTGCACTTGATGCGTCAATTTGAACATTCGTACCATCTAAATCAACTGTTTGTCCTGTTCCATTTAATGTAAATGTTCCACCTGTAGATGTTACAGTGACTCCTCCTGCGCCAGAGAGTGTTAATGCCCCAGCTGATGTAGTAAGATTAGATGCTGCACCTGCATCGAGTGATATGCCGCCACTTGAGTCTATAGCAGTCAGAGTATTATCAATATCTACATCGCCATTTACATCTAAAGCTGCTGAGAGTGATAGTGTAATACCGTCAAATGTAAGATTACCATCATCTTCTAACTCACCAGATGAGCCGACTATAACTACACGATTATCTGTTAAATCAGAAACTGCTGCCGTATCCACTGACAACGTATCAACATATGCAGTACCATCTATGTATATATCTTTCCACTGCTGTGTTGATTTTCCAAGATCCCACGTATCATCATTATTTGGAATTATCGATGAACTAACGTCTGCTTTTAATACAACATTGTCACCAGCATCAGAACCAAGTTCGATTGTTCCTGAGGATCCTCCCTCAAATGTGATATTTCCAACAGCGTGTATATTACCTGATGAAGAGATATCACCGTAGACATGGAGCAATTCATTGGGTGCAGCGGCAGTACCTATCGTTAAGCTACCTGTAATAACTCTATCAGCTATATTGCCAGTTAAATCTAGGTTCTCATTTCCGCTACTATTTAATCTATATAATTTATATGTTGCAGAGTCATGAAATAACATATCATTGAGTGATGCTCCAATATCTCCGCTATTGAGTGTCGGTACAGTTGATCCTTGAAAAAGTCTTCCTACAACAAATCCGGCTGCATTCGTTCCATCACCTACGTGAAGAACGGGTGTAGTTACACCAGCAACAGATCCTGTAGAAACACCAAGCTCACCTTTGTATAACGTTGTCGTTTTTAGCTGAGCCGCAGTACCTCGTCGATGTTTTATAATTTGAGCCATTCTTACTTCTCCAATAGACTATACTTTCTTTTTTATAAATATCTTAATTACTGAAAACCATCACCTAAATCAATCACACCTGATAGATCTTTATTTGCGAGTGTTCCCAAATTTTCAATGAACAAAGAAGAACTTGCGACAGCCGATCCTACTTGTTGGTCTACTATTCTCATCGCGCCACTTACTATTAGTGATTCACTTCCAGTATAATAGCTATCAAGTATTGTTTGTCCAGAGACTTCTAATGATCCGGAGATAAAAACGGATCCTGTTACTTCCATATTAGCTTGAACTAATTGATCTGTTGTTGTTAGATCCTTGCCGATATAATTTGGCATATTATGTCATCTCCAAGATGCTTGCAAAAACTTCAACAGTATCATCTGCTTCTGCTTTAGTTTCTAGTTTGTCACCTGCGCCTAAATTAATAGGTTTTTCAATAACTACTGTGGAGTCAGCAGGCACCATTACTGTTTTCATTATGTATTTTCTATCATTAAAAAAAGCACTACCGCTTACACTTATATCTATGGTTGCAGCATTAGTTCCTTCAATATTACTTGCATAAATTGCGTGAATTACAGCAGTTGTAGCAGCAGGACACTCATAAAGTGTAGTTATATTTGTATTAGATCCTGTAGCTGCATTTTTAAATGTATTCGCCATTATTAGCCTCCAAAGACTATTGCCATTGCTGTAGCATGATCTACAACACTAGTTCCTTGTTCATAAATTCTTCCTGTTCCATGTGTATAAATACTCCCTGTCACGTGTGTATCACCGGTTATATTTAAATTTGTAAGTGTCGTTATATCACCAGATGCAACTAATGTATCAGTGTTAACAGTATTAAATGTGGGTGTTAGTGTTGTTGCAATCGTTCTATTTATCTCTGTTACTCCGTTATATATAAAATCTTCAAAAATAATATTGTCACCTGAATTTAATTGGAGAGTTGTATTTGTTCCGCCACCGCCTCCCACATCACCAAGATTTGTTACAACATTGATTGTCTGTACACCTTCATCAGTCTTTGTTAGTGATGTGATATTAAGATCTGTGCCATCAGATATCACAATTTGTTTTGGTGTTACAAATTTTTGTGTTGTTACTATATCATTAAATGAATCAGGAACAAGATAACCACTTAATGTTACAGAGAAGCTTGTCTTTATTTTTCTAGTTGAATCTTCATACTCACTAGCATCTTCAAAATTTTCTATATTTGATCTAAATCTAAATTTTCCAGGTTCTCCCCAATATGCACCCTCTGACCAATTGATTCTCTCGACGATATGATTCATTTGATCGGTAAAATTTGTCCATACTATAAAGTCATAGCTTAGTGTTACATAATCAGGAACAGCAACACTATACATTTCACGTTTCGGTGTTATTCCCTTCATTGCAGAGAATCTGTCATACCTGTTCTCTGAGGTGTACTGTTTCTCGTAGTGATAGTGTACTTTAGGATTTAATGGATCTAATTTATCAACAGGAACTGTTTCATCCTTAGAAAATCCTGTACGTCTGAAAGCTATTACCGGGGCTATAACCTTTCGTTTATTATCCCGAATGTGTCCTTGCTGTTGAATTGCTAGCCATCTTTCAGGATTGGCATATATTAGAGGAACATTTACTTGCTCACCCTGTTCCTTTATGACAGGCTTAATAACATTTTCAAAATAATAAAATATTGCAGAATCAATATCTAACAGACCAATAGAGATATTTTTAACTTCATCACTACTTCGTGATAGCTCTTTACCTCTATTAATCTTATCAGAAGATTCTTTTAAATTATCTGGTATTTTCTTTGCCATTAATATGCCCTATTTCTACTCAATCCTACTTTAGTTGGATCAGTCATGAATGCATCACACACAACTGAATGATTATTCTCTTGCATTCCTGCCAAAAGTTGGTTCTCATTAATTGAGTTCACTTCCCAAAATGTGTAATTCCACTCAAAAACATCACCTATGTCCGGAACAAAATTTGCATCAATTAATGCCTGTCTTATAAATGAAAATGATGCATTCTGATTTACATCAGGACCAAATTCAGAGGTTGAAAAATCAAAATCCTCTGCTGATATTAAGCATGCTAACTTAATACCATTTTTGTATCTTTTTCCTGAAGAAGATTCTCCATACAAATTTGTATCCGTTTCATAAACGGAAATTTTGTATGCAATTATCTCCTGATTTATGATACCGTCCTTGCCTGTCTTAGGATTTCCTATTAACTCTTTATTGACTGTATCAAAAAAATCTAAATCACGTGACCTTATAAAACGTCCTGGCATCTAGCTATCCTATGTAAATATTTAGTGGCACCTTATTAAGTTTTTCCTGAAGTCTGAGGCTTTCCTCACTATCAGCTTCCATCATTACTTTTCTACTTGTTTGTTCTAAAGTTTCTCTTAGTTCTACAAGTAAAGCTTCTTTTTCAGTTGCAGCCTCAGTACGTAATGTCTCACCATCCAAATTCATCTCTGAATTGGGTATTGGAATAGAAGAAAATTTACTTCTTATATTTCCTAATAATTCTTTAGACAGCGCTAAGCCATACTTTCTAATCCACTGTTTCCCAACATGATTGATGTATCTATACTCTATATTATCATACGGAACATTAGAATAATCAGATATTGGATTAGCATCTGATCCGGATGGCATAGCAAGAGAATTATCTCTATCAGCTGTTAAAACATAATCGAACCATACTCTTGTATCAGTTGTAGGTATTGGAAAAAGTTTTAATTTATTATTAATTATTGAAAAAGAATATGCAGATTTTCTAAACTCATCGTTAAACTCTATTGCTTGCATTCTTAAAAGATCTTCAAATACTGGCATTAAAACAAATGATACTGCAGGAGAAAATTGACCAAAGCCAAATCCCTCTACAAAATTTGCAGTTCCATATCCAGTGGTTGAATAGGGATCGTAATATTTGTTAGCAGATGCTGGTGCTTCATGATATATTCTTTTTATTTCAATTGCGCCCGATTCTGATACTGCGGCATATAATGCATTAAGATCGTATTCTTGAACATCTTTTGTTACATTGATGCTTCCTTTCTTCCAATCAACATAACCGCCAACACCAGCTTCAGTGCCATACTGTTGACTAAGGAAAACTGTTCTGCCTAACGTCGGTGTTACTCTTTTGCCAGAAAGATTAGAACCTGTCGACTGCCCTTGCAAATGTAAGAGATTGTCTCTTATATTAAATTGATTAACTTGGGATGAATATTCTGTTATAGCCTCTTCGAAGCATGCATAAAAAGACCCAGATTGCATCTCAATATCAACTATAGGATATCCTAGACGTCTCCCAGCCCAATCTGCAAATCTATCAACTGAGTGATTTCCAGATCCTGAGAATTCTGAGTCTGCATCATAAAAACCATAAGGAGTCTGTCCAGATGCAAATGAACTGCTACCTTGCCAAATGCTATGAGCCATTTTGCTTTCCTTTAATTAGAAACGTTTCCGTTTATAAATATCACAAAACAGAACATTAGTGCCAGGGAAATAAAAAAGGGGCCAAAGTGGGCCCCTTTTATATTGTGATCTAATCAGATTTGATTAAACAAGATCTGATTTTGCAACGTTCACTAAGCCATAGAACTCGGAACGAACCATTTTCTTAGCATAGCGAGTCATTACGCCACGACGTGGTGTAAAGTTAGTCGGATCATAAACAACAGGTGTTAAGATCAGAGGAACGTACGGAGCGTATACGGCGCCAGTTTCTAAGAACTGTGTGCCGCGAAAACCAACAAGAATCTGATCATCTTGTAGGTATGGATTCTTCCATACGTTATATCTGTTGTTCAATGCGCCAATCTTCTGTATGCCCATCGCATAGCTCTTGGTTGCATCACCATCAGAATCAGTGCCAAATCCAGGAATTGACTCAAGAATGGTAGCAACTTCAGGACTTACGACGATGAAGTTTGCGCCACCACGAAGAGTTTTCTTGTGGATTGCATTAGAAACTGACTGTACTTTGTTGCCAAGTGTTTGGAACCACTCACCTTTCGTGTAAGCAGCTACGTTAGCAGAAGTCTGTGCAAAAGCAGAGCCATTCCACTCAAAACCCATCTCAGCTGACCAGTATTCGGTCTTAGCAGATGCATTTTGTTTTAACATGTCAACAATTTCTAAGTCAACTTCCATTGTCACGTATTCAGACAGCATAGCCGTTAATTCGGCTTCAGCGTCAACAGCGTGATACGCGTTAAGATCCTGTGCCAATTCAGGAGTCCAGACAGCTTTCAACTTACGAGTTTTCGCAGTGATCGCTACTGATCTCATCTGAATATCGACTTCAGGAATATTAGCGTTAGCTTCTTCAGGATTAGATCCTTCAGATGCGAATGTGCTTTCAAAATCACCTCGGCTGGTATCAGACGGTGCTGAATGGTAAAACACGTGTACACCACGATCATCATTAGCATCAATAGCATTAGAAGAAGACAGTGCCCCTTCTGTTGCAGCGACGATAAATGACACTGTTCCAGCAGATTTATCATAAGATGTAAATCCTGGGTAGAATGCAGTTAGTGCAGTTTCACCAGAGCCCGTAAGAGCCATTGCCTTAACACCATCAAAATCGGCGCCAGACACCTGTGAAGATGATATTGTTAGTTTTTGAAGCGTACCAGCAGCTTGTGATGCTGATAGTGCAGCGTCACCGCGGATGTCAGTAATAGATGCTGATGCAGCGGTAAAGCCCATTGATGCAGAGATATCGTTAATCGAATATCCCCACTTGCCGCCGCCATAAAGGCCGCCAGCAGGATCACCAGAGCTGGATGTGTCACCATGAAGGTCAGATGATTTCGCATGCATTTGACCGCTCTGTTGAGTTGAACCATATTTAAAGTCTAAGTAAAATATTAGACCAGACGGTAGGTTCATTGGTTGAACAGAAACAAATTCCTGTGCTGATAGTTCAGCAAAAATTCTTCGTACCAGAGGAAGGGCAACGCCACTCCACTGTTCCTGATTTGCTGAAGTTCCTACTTGAGATGCTTCGTCGATTAACTGTTTTGCTTGGTTTTCCAAGAGAACAGCCATACCGGCGGTATCACTCTCATTTTCAAATCCGTCGAGTAAGCCTGTCGGCTCCCATTTCTCAACCAATCTACGTGAGGAATCTAAAAGCACATTATGAGGATTGTATCCGCCCATTACGTCTTTTACTTGTTTATTGTAAGACATTGAGTTTCTCCAATTAAATAATGTTAGCTAATTTCTTCATGCGGGTCTTAAA